TTCAATACTGTCTCCGTAGACTTGGAGAACCAGTAATTGAAGTGAATGTCGATGTGGGGCAAATCGAAGATAAAGTTGATGATGCTTTACAGACTTATCGTGAGTTCCACTCGGACGCAACTTATCGTACCTACCATCAGCATGCACTCACCGCAGATGATATTACAAATGAATATATTACTATTCCAGAAAGTATAATTTATGTCACTAAAATGTTCCCTTCTAGAACGGTTTTTGGTAATGTAACTGGTGGTGCTGCTATGTGGTCAACTGACACTGCCAGTTTTGGTGGCAACATGGCAAAGGGTATTGCGGGTGGTGGACTTGCGTATCTGAAGCAAGCAAGGTCTTATGCTGCCCTTATCGACATGGAGATTATCGGACTACCTCTGGTAACCTTTTCTCGCAGACAGAATAGACTTTACATCTGGAGTGATATCGTAGACAAGCAAATGAAGGCAGGGACATATGTCTGCTGCGAAGTTTATAAAACTGTTGAAGATGTTAATATATGGAACGATATGTTTATGAAGGACTATACCACTGCATTAATTAAAGAGCAGTGGGGTCAGAACATGTCTAAGTTTGATGGAATGCAATTGCCAGGTGGTGTCACTATTAATGGAAGAACTATTCTCGAAGAAGCGAAGACTGAAATAAGAGAACTCCGCGAAAGGATGCGGTTAGAGCAAGAAGTTCCACCCGATTTCCTCATTGGGTAGATAAGAAATGGCGATTAATCCCTATTTCAACTACAATGTTGCTTCAGAGCAAGCACTCTACGAAGACCTCATAACCGAGTCTATCAAAAATTTCGGGATGGAGATTTATTATATCCCCCGCGAAGTAGTCCATCGCGATATGATATTTGATGACACGGTTTTATCTCAATTTAATTACGCATATAAAGTTGAAGTCTACCTTGAGAGTGTAGAAGGATTTGATGGGGACGGAGATTTATTCTCAAAGTTCGGTGTCGAGATAAGAGATGCTGTAACATTTATTATTTCACGAAGAAGGTGGAATACAGAAATACGCAATCATGAAGAACCTATAACGGGAAGCACAGTCGGTGGTAGTAAGTATTACCGTCCACGCGAAGGTGACCTGATTCATATGCCAATGGCGGGTGCGACCTTTGAGGTGATGAAGGTTGAAGACGATAACCCATTCTATCAGTTGGCAAATCTCCCAACATTTAAAATGCGTTGTGAAAAGTTTGAATATAGTGACGAAAGATTCAATACAGATATTCCTGAGATTGACCGCATTGAAAGATTTGCTGCATACCAGTGGCGACTTACCCTTGACTCCGCATCAAACGGATTTGAAAATGGTGAGACAGTTTCTATGGAAACTGATACCCATATAATGCAAGGTAAGGTTGTTGAGTGGATGGACTCAGACTTGAATGTATTCTTAGCGCACACAGGTGCAGACTACGATGGAGACTTCCACAACTTTGCAGTTGGAAAACAAGTTACAGGTTCACTATTAAACTCCATCGCAAGAATTGATGCTGTAACGGAAATGCAGAATATTCAGGCAGGAAGTCCAGGCGCACCAGACTCGGCATCGGCTGCCGTACCATCTTTTGACATCTCATCGTTTGAGTTTATTGATTTTAGTCAAGATAACCCCTTTGGGAATATAAGTTAATGTTTGGAAAATATTTTTACAATCAAAGAGTCCGTATGTCAGTTGCCGTTTTTGGGGCGATGTTTAATGACTTATACATAATACGGAAGGAAGGAAAAAAAGTCGTTAGTCAGATGAAAGTTCCTCTCGCCTACGCACCACAAAGAAAGTTCCTACAACGTATTGCTGAGATGAATGCTGCTGGCGATAGAGATGTTGAGAATCAACTTGCAATAAAGTTGCCTCGTATGTCGTTTGAGATAATCAGTATGGCATATGACCCACAGCGTCAGTTACCAAAGACTAACTATTTTACAAAGACTGCCTTCGATTCGGACAGATCGGGCGCAAAGTTTTACACAAGTGTTCCTTATACCATTTCGTTTGAGTTAAATGTATACGCGAAGCACCATGACGATGCACTGCAAATAGTAGAACAAATACTGCCTTACTTTAATCCGCAGTATACAGTAAATGTTAAACCGATGGAAGATTACCCCACCATTGTAGAAGATGTTCCTGTCATACTAAACGGAGTTGCCTTCACTGATAGTTTCGAGGGAAATTTAGAAGACCGTAGAACTGTAATTTATACACTTACATTTGATATGAAGATGTCATTTTACGGACCTAAACCTGATGCTGGTAAAATTATTACACAAATCGATGTGGACTACTTTGATACATGGGTTGGCGAAGAATATCTTGAAACAAGTAGAGTGAAGACTAATCCTCGCCCAGTATCGCCTGACAGTGATTACACAATAATTACCCAAGTTATTGATAGTGACGGTGATAATCCTTTACCACATCCACATTAATAGGTTATGATATGTCTGAGAAAGATCGAGATAATGATTTTGAGTTCACAAGAGAAACTCTCTACGACCTGATAAACAAAGGTCGCGATGGAGTTGAGGAAATGATTGAGGTTGCAAAGCAATCTGAACATCCCAGAGCATACGAAGTCCTCGCCAAGTTGATAAAGGATACTGCTGACACCTCTGGTCAGTTGATGGACTTGCACCGCAAAGAAATTCAAATCGATAAGTTAATCAACCCTAACCCTATCGCCCTTCCCCAAGCAGGGACTACCAATAATCTTTTTGTTGGGTCAACTACTGACCTCCAAAGAATGTTGAAAGACATCAACCAAAAGGAAGTTGCGAAGGTTAACGACATCATAGATGGAGAAATCGATAGTGAGTGAGGTTGCAGTTGTAGACCCCATTATTGATACTACATTTTTAGCGGGACACAACCACTATTTGGGCAACAACTTCGTTAAGAAAGATGGGATTGACGAGGATTGGACACAAGCGAAAGTTTCTGAGTATGCACGATGCATGGCAGACCCCGCCTACTTTGCACGAACCCACCTAAAAGTTATCAACTTGAACGATGGTCTTGTGCCATTCGACCTGTATCCATATCAGGAAAAGATGTTCAAGCACTTCAATGAAAACCGTTTCAACGTTGTCCTTGCATGCCGACAGTCTGGTAAGTCTATTTCGTCTGTAGGATACCTCCTATGGTTCGCATTGTTTCACCCTGAGAAAACCATTGCTATCCTCGCTAACAGAGGACAGACGGCAAGAGAGATGCTTGCAAGGGTCACTTTGATGCTTGAGAACCTTCCTTACTATCTGCAACCTGGATGTAAGACTCTAAACAAAGGCAACATAGAGTTTAGTAATAACAGTAGGATACTTGCAGAATCTACAAGCAGTAGTTCTATTCGGGGTTACTCTGTCAACTTACTATTCCTTGATGAGTTCGCATTCGTTGAGAAGGGAACAGAGTTCTACACTTCAACCTATCCTGTAATTTCATCTGGTCTTGATACAAAGGTAATTATTACTTCTACCGCAAACGGTATCGGTAATCAGTTCCATAAAATCTGGCAAGGTGCAGAGCAAGGGGTAAGTGAGTATCAACCATTCCGTGTTGATTGGTGGGATGTTCCTGGGCGTGACGAGGCATGGAAAGAGCAGACGATTGCTAACACTTCTGAGTTGCAGTTCGAACAGGAATTTGGAAACACTTTTTTTGGAACTGGACAGACTCTCATCAACCCACAAACATTACTGGGGTTGAAAGCAAAGAGACCAAAATCCATTCTGGAAGGTGGTGACCTACTTATCTACGAGGAGACTCGTAAAGGTTCACAGTACATTATGACTGTGGATGTGGCGAAGGGTCGAGGTCAGGATTTTAGTACGTTTAACGTAATCGATATATCTTCACGCCCGTTTAAGCAGGTCGCAGTGTATCGGAATAATTTAATTTCTCCAATACTCTTCCCTACTATTATCTATAAGTTTGCGAAAGTCTATAATGAGGCATATGTCATTATTGAGTCCAACGATGCTGGACAGTTAGTATGCCACGGATTGTATCAGGAACTTGAATATGAAAATGTTCACATGTCTTCTGCACTCAAGTCATCTGGTATCGGTATTGAGATGACGCGGAGAACTAAGCGGTTGGGTTGCTCTGGGATAAAAGACTTACTAGAAGAAAATAAGTTAGAGGTGGTGGATGAAGAAACTATCATGGAGATAAGTACATTTGAGGCAAAGGGTCAATCCTATGAGGCGACTGATGGCAACCACGATGACCTAATGATGAACCTTGTTATGTTTGGATACTTTGTTACCTCCCCAGTCTTCCAAGAAATGACGGACATCAATATCAAGAAGATGATGTTTGACCAAAGAATGCAAGAGATAGAAGCAGATGTCCCGTCATTCGGTTTCCACGATGACATAGGATTGAACGACTATTCCTATGAGGAAAAGTTAGACCCTTGGAGTATTTTTCACCAACAAGAAGATGATGGTTTTTTTAATGCCTAAATAATCAAAAACTGGTAAAGTATAAATAAATACTAGTGAACATCCCACAACGGGTGTCATCCTTATAATGAAAACTTCTTATAAAAAAATGAAAAAGAGGAACACAAAATGGCACTAACAACACCGTTACTGTCACCTGGAATTGCCGTAAGAGAATTTGACCTAACTGGGGTTGCTCCCAATGTTGAAACATCTCTTTCTGGATTCGTGGGTGCATTCAAGTGGGGACCAGTTGGAAAACCTGTCAGAGTCCAAGATGAAGGTCAATTGGCTGGAATCTATGGAGTACCTGATATTGATATGGCAGTAGATTATTTCTCCTGTAATCAATTTTTACGATATTCTGGAAACCTTATCATAAACCGAGCTATCTCAACTGGCACCGTTGCTTTAGGTGACTCAGCACTTAATGCTAATAATTCTACTGTTGTAGATACCAGAATTTTAGTTAAAAACGAGGAGAATTGGGACGCACAAGAAACAAATATCGCTAACTCGTTTACTGCAAAGTACCCAGGTGCTATAGGCAATTCACTTGCTATATCAGTCTTTGCTCAACAAGTCAACAACACAACGGATCAGACGGAAACCGCTTTCCAGACTTGGAAGTATAAATCAGAATTTTTATCTGCTCCTGGTACTTCCCCTTGGTGTTTGGGTCAACCTGGCAATCTCGATAGTGCCTGCGATGAAATACATGTCGCTATTATCGATTCTGACGGTCTCTTTAGTGGAACTAAAGGAACAGTTCTTGAAGTCTACCCATATGTCTCTGTTGCTCCAGCCGCAAAAACTACAGACGGTGGCGACAACTATGTTAGGACTGTAATTAATAATGCTTCAAAGTATGTTTGGTTCAGTAAGTGGACTCAAGACGCAACTCCTGCTGGTGATAATTGGGGTACAAATCCCCCATCCGATGGATCAGGAATCAATTACAAGTTGGGTATCGCGTCTTGGACTAATGAGACAAGTTCTACAGGATTGAGTAGGGGCAAAGACGATGCCCAACCTTTGGATGAGGGGGACTATGAAGTAGGTTTCGACTTATTTGAAGACCCAGATACAACCGATATACAGTTGATAATTGCCCCAGGCATGAATACAGCAACTCAACAACGGACTGTTATCGCTAATTTGGTTGGTATAGCAGGTAAAATTCGTAAGGATTGTTTAGTAGTTGCTTCTCCTAACCGAGCAGCAGTTATAAACCAAAACGACCCAGTTGGTGAGACTTTGGCTACTACCAATACATTTCCTAGTTCATCTTATCTTGCTGTAGATAATAATTATCTCCGTGTTTATGATAAGTATAATGATCAATATATCTATATTCCTGCTGCATCAAGCACTGCTGGTATAATGGCATTCAGCGATTATAACTACGGTCCTTGGTGGTCACCTGCTGGTGAAAAGCGTGGAGAATATGTTGGTGTAACAAACCTTGCATACAGTCCCTCAAGAACGCAAAGGGATACTTTGTACAAGGCGAATGTTAACCCAATTGTTACATATCCAAATAGGGGAACTTTGTTGTGGGGAGATAAGACTAAACTTTCTCGACCTTCAGCGTTTGACCGTATTGGAGTTCGTAGATTATTCCTTGCAATTGAGAAATCTGTTGCTCTTGCAGCACGAAACTTCTTATTTGAATTTAACGATGAGTTTACACGATCTGAGTTCGTTGCAGTTGTTGAACCTATCTTGCGAGAGATTCAAGGACGAAGAGGAATATTTGACTTTCGGGTACAGTGTGATGAAACAAACAACACACCTGAAGTCATTGACCGCAATGAAATGCGAGCAGCATTGTTCATCAAACCAGCACGAAGCATTAACTTCATTACTATCGATTTCATTGCTACACGCACTGGCGCAGATTTTGATGAAATTATTTCTGGTGGAATTACATCTCAGCAATTACGACAAATTTAACAGAAGAAATCTAGGAGTAACTTATGGCAGTTTTAAGAGTAGATGACTTCCGAGGCAAGATGACGGGTGGTGGTGCAAGAGCCAACCTATTTTCAATCGATGTGGCATTTCCAGGGTATGCAGGTGGAAATACCGAATTGACATCTTTTATGTGTCGCGCAGCAGTAATTCCTGGTTCAACCCTCGGAACGGTAGAAGTGCCGTTTCGAGGACGAATCGTGAAATTACCTGGAGACCGCACATTTGAACCTTGGGAAGTAACAATATATAATGATACCAATTTTAATGTTCGAAATTCTTTTGAACGATGGATGAACGGTATTAATAGTCACCGAGAAAATTTAGGAGTTTTTGCTGATAATGCTGGATATGGCACATACGCCTCCAACATTGAAGTACAACAACTTAACCAAGTCGGAACACCTATTAAAACTTATAGTCTGAAAAATGCGTTTCCAAGCGCACTTGGTAACATTGAACTTAGTTATGACCAAGTAACCGCGATTGAAGAGTTCACAGTGACCTTTGAGTTCGATTACTGGACTAATGATAATACCCTGTAGTTTTTGGGTTATAAGTAAATGGGAGGGGGGGATTTTCTCCCCTCCTATTTTTTTATTTTATATTAAGGATTAAGAAATGGCAGATGGCGTAAAACTATTCGGATTTGAGATAAAGAGAAGCGCGGAAGACAAAAAAGTCACCGAGCCTCTTAAAAACGCATCCGTGGTAGCACCTACTGATGATGATGGTGCTGGTTATATAACCTCTGGAGCAAACCACTATGGTATGTCGATGGACATTTACGGTGATTTAACCGTAAAGGATCAACACGATTTAATTCGCAAGTATCGGCAAGCAGCACAGCAACCCGAAGTAGATATGGCAATTGAAGAGATTGTCAACGAAGCAATTGTTGTACCCCAAACAAATGATGTTGTTGTAGATATTGACCTTGATATGGTTGATGTCTCTGCTTCTATCAAAAAGAAAGTAGCAGATGAGTTTGAAAAACTGCTAAACATAATGAACTTTAATGAACGCGCACACGACATGTTCCGTTGTTGGTATGTTGATGGTAGACTTTATCATCACCTTGTAGTAGATAAGAATAATCTGAAGGCAGGTATTCGAGAAGTTCGTTTTGTAGATTCTTTAAAAATTCGTAAAGTTAGGCACGTTAAAAAGAAGACCAACGAAAATGGTGTTACTCTCATTGACAATGTTGAGGAGTTTTACATATTTAACGATACTATGGTTGGTAGTACATACGGAAGAGCAAGTGGAATTTCAAATGCTGATACTGAAGGTGGAAAAACTGGTGGTGTTAAACTTTCTAGTGATTCTGTAAGTTATGTGACTTCAGGTTTACTAGATGAAAGTCGAACCAAAGTAGTATCTAACCTACACAAAGCATTGCGAGTAATAAACCAACTGCGTATGATGGAAGATTCTCTTATCATCTATCGCATGGCTCGCGCACCAGAGCGTAGAATTTTCTATGTTGATACTGGTAACCTTCCTAAAGCGAAGGCAGAAGAATATCTCAACAGTCTTATGACTCGCTATCGTAACAAGTTAGTCTACGATGGCAATACAGGTGAACTGAAAGACAGTCGTAAGCATATGACAATGCTGGATGATTTCTGGTTGCCCCGAAGAGAAGGTGGACGAGGAACAGAAGTTAGCACACTTCCTGGCGGTTCAAACCTTGGTGAGATTGATGATATCAAATACTTCCAACGAAAAGTTTACCAGTCATTAAATGTCCCTGTATCTCGCCTTGAGCAAGAGCAAGCGTACTCTATTGGTCGTGCTACTGAGATTACGCGAGAAGAGATTAAGTTCCAGAAGTTTATCACTCGTCTGCGAATGCGGTTCTCTAAACTCTTCACTGGTATCTTGCGTCAGCAACTTATTCTCAAGGGTATCATTACCGAAGTAGACTGGCACGATAAGTTTAGCAACCGAGTCAGGATTGACTACTATAAAGATAACCACTACACAGAATTGAAGGATGCCGAAGTCCTTCGAGAGCGTTTGGGTCTTATGGATCAGTCGGTACAGTATGTTGGCGAATACTTTTCTAAAGAATGGCTGATGAAAAATATTATGCGCTTCGATGATGAAGAGTCGGCAGAAATGTATAAGCAAATGAAGAAAGAAGTGGCCTCAGGAGAAATAGACCCCGATGACCATGAAGACGGTAATGATTCTGTGACTGTGCCTAAAGCACCAGCAGTTAACCCAATAGGAACTTCTGAAAAGGAAGCAGAAAAGGATACCGAAGATAGCAAGGACATCGAAGTTAGACGTTCAGAAAAAGCACCAGAAGCACGACAAGATTAAATCATTATGACTATAGGAGAAACAACAATGATTGAAGATAACGAATACGATGAATACGATGAAGGCGAAGAGCAAGGTCACGGTAGTGACGTAGAGACAATGCTTGACGCTATTCGTCAAAAGAACCTTTCTCAAGCGAAAGGTCACTTTGAAAATCTTATTAATGACAAGGTGTTTGATTC